GTACTCGGACGATTGGGACGACCCGCCAATAAAATTAGAAAAAGAGTATAAATATTATTAGGAGAACCTATGCCAATAAGAATTTTAAAAGCGGGTGTTGATGCTGCTAAAAGCGTTAAAGAAAAAAACGAAAGAAAAGAAAAGTCTAGAAACCCTAATCCAAAAACACCTACTATGATGGGTGAAGAAAAAAGAAAAAGATTTAAAAATATTGACAGATCTCGTTTATATAAAGAAAATAAATTTAGTAGACTTTCAACAGGTGGTCTTACAGGCAACCAAAAGAAATTAGATAAAAATAATAACAACAGAATTGATGCACAAGATTTTAAAATTCTAAGAGGTGGTAAGAAAAAAGGTGGGATGTTAAAAAAGGACCCAACAAAACCTGTTAACCCATTTGTAAGAAGAAGAAAGATGTTAGGTGGTGCTGGTTCAGCTATTGGAAGAGCTGCAAAAGCAGGACTTAAATTTGGTGTTGCTGGAGCTGCATTAGGTGCAGCAGGTGCAGGTGCTGCTATGTTAGGTAGAAAGATTGGAAAAAAACTAGATGAAAGAAAAGCTAGAAAAAGAGACGAAGCCAAAGTTCAAAAGAAAAGCGTAGGTGGTGCAATGAAATTTGGTGCTAACATTCTTAAGGCTTATAAAAAAGCTGGTAGATCAAAAGAAGATGCAAAGAAGATGATTGAAGCATTGAAATCACCAGGAGCAAAAAAATCTTATGAAATCATGAGAAAAGCCACAGGAAAAAATCTTCGTGGTGATGAAACATTTGAGGAGATAATGAAAATGAAAAAGAAAATGGGTGGGGGTATGATGAATAAACCTATGGGTTATAAAACTGGTACAGTTGTTGAAAAATATTCACCAGGTACTGAAGGTAAAATACAAAAAGCTGCAAATGAAAGATTGAAAGATATTAAGAGAAATAAAAGAGTTGAAAAAAATCCTAAAGCATCTGGATCAGCAAAAAAAGCAGCTAAGAAACAAACTGCATTTTATCAATCAGGATCTTCGGATCAAATGGGTGGACCTTTCAAAAAACCAATATCACAATATAAGGTTGGTGGAACTGTAATGGCAAGAGGTTGTAAACTAGGTAGAAAAAAACCTACTAAAATGTACTAGGAGGGACTATGTCCCTGAAGAATATTCTAAGCTTCGGTCGGAGACTTTTGGGGCGTGGTAAAAAAGAATCCGCACAACCGGCTACCGGACAACAACAAAAGCAAATAACTTACGAACCAAAGCCTTCACAAGCTCAGGGTCAAGAACTTGCTAAACAAGAAATAAGAAATCCACCAGTTGTTTTAAAGAAAACAAAACCATTGCAGATGGGTGATGATGTTGCTCCTGCTTTTGGATCTTCTACTTATGATTGGATTATGAGAATGGGTAGAAGTAAATACACTGCAGATGAGTGGCTTAACCATTTAACATCTAGTAGAAAAGTTAATTTTAAAGTTTTTGGTAAACCATCTTCAAGAATAGAAAGAGCAGAAAAAAGATTCAAATACGATTCAGGGCCTTTTGCTGGCAAAGAAGTAAACATATCCAAAGAAGAATTATTTGACACAAACATTGCATCATTTAATGAGGCTGGTGATTTAACAGGTGGTTTGTTAGCTGCTGCTAAAAAGTTTGGAATAAAATTAGATGCAAATGAATTAGGTGCAATGGTTAAATTAAATCCGTTGAATAGAGTAAGACCTGTAGAATTAGGTATGCCAAAAGGGGCACAAGAAGGTTTTGATTTAGCACACAAAAATATGACCAATGCTATTCAAACATTAAAAACTAGATTTGCTTCCGACAGTGATTTAGTACAACACTTTGATGATGCTATTTATGAACTTGGTGCAATGAAGAATGGTGATGTTGGAACCTCAGTGTTTAGGAGTTTAAGAGATTCACTACGAAGAGCAAAAGCAAGACCTGATGTAAGAGAACAAGATAAAATGTTATTGAACAAAGCAGAAGCAGAATTAAACAAAGCTGCAGCTCCTCTTAAAAATAATAAAACATATTATAAAAATGAAACTAACTATACACTTCAAGGTGGTAAAGATTATAGAGAAACTATCATGACATTACCTGAAGAAATTGTAACAAATAGAAACCCATATAATACAGGGGGTCACTTTGGAGAAGTTCTAGGTAAAGAAACAAACAACCTTTATCACGTTAGATACGACACAAGATTTACACCTGATGGTAAAAAAGTATTTATGATTAATGAAATACAATCTGACGTAAACCAAAGTATTGCAAAAAATTTAAGTAAGGCTCAACAGCTTGATCCAAGCAAAAGAGTTAACCCTTTTCAAAAAGAAATTGAAACCCAACTTTTGTTAGGTCAAAGAGATAAACTAACAACTGGTGTTGCGGAAGCTTTATCAAAAGGAGATCAGTTTACTGCAAGAACTCTATCAGACCAGTTAGCTAAAACAACACAACAAATTGTAAGTATGTCTAAATCAGCACGAGGTAGAGTTGATTATTATCCAATGGTTGAAGCAGATCAATATGGTGATCATGCTCTTAAATATCTTTTACAAAAAGCCGCAAGAGAGAATGTTGATTACGTTGCCGTTGCCCCGTTTGACAAATTAAGTTTTCGTCAAGGTTATAAAGCTGGTAATGAAAGATTTTACGGTTATGCATCTGGAAAAGGAATTAATAAAAGCGGTACAGCCGTCATGCCTAATCTTATGAAAAGAACTGCAAGGTTTTATAATTCAAGTGCAGGGCCGACAAAGATATCTCTTTCAGATCCTGCATTACCATACAAGAAAATATCTTCAAATAATTTTCAATATCCGTCTAATCACAAATTAGCGAACAAGAAAATCAAAAGTGAATACCACTCAGAAGCTACGAATATCAAGGACGATTCCTTTGTGTATATGGATCCATCTAATCCTAACTTGTATTTTGATGCTTTTGCTATTAAAGTGAATGCATTAATGAGAGGTACACAAAAAACATACAAAGCTCTAGGTGGACTTGTAGTAGATATCTTTAAACCAATGAGGTACAATTAAATATGGCCGTAGAAAAAGTAACAGAAGAATTCAAAGAAGAAGTAGAGGGTGTTGAAGAACCAGAGGGTTTACCAGTTGACGTAGAAGTTGAGGGCGAAGAGACTGTTGAAGAAGATAGACCTGAAGATGATTTCAATGCTAATTTAGCATTAGCTATAGATGAGAGAGATCTCAAAACTATGGGTAATGAGCTTATCCAAGAATACAAAAAAGATAAACTCTCCAGAAAAGAGTGGGAAGACGCATATATTAAAGGTTTAGATTTATTAGGCACTAAATATCAAGAAGTAACAAAGCCATTCAAAGGGGCTTCCGGTGTCACTCATCCATTGTTAGCTGAGTCTGTTACACAATTCCAAGCACAAGCATACAAGGAGCTTGTACCATCTGATGGTCCTGTAAGGACACAAGTTGTAGGCTTACAAACACCGGCCACCGAACAACAAGCAGATAGAGTTAAAGATTACATGAACTACCTGCTGATGGAAGAGATGGAAGACTATACAACTGACATGGATCAGATGTTATTTTATTTACCTTTATCAGGATCTACATTTAAAAAAATTTATTATGATGCATTACAAGGAAGACCTGTATCTAAATTTGTTCCTGCAGAAGATTTAGTTGTCCCATACTTTGCATCTGATTTAAAAGATTGTGAGAGAATTACACATGTCATTAAGATGACACAAAACGAAGTAACTAAAAAAATGGCAGCAGGGTTCTACAGAGACATAGAATTAATTGAATCCAATACTGAACCAGATGATGTACAGAAAAAATTGAATCAGTTGGAGGGAATTAAAAGAACTGGTGATGATTATCTACATACAATTTTAGAAATGCATGTAGATTTAAATTTAGATGATTATGAAAACTTTGATGATAGAGCTAAGAAAATAAAAATACCTTACATTGTTACAATTGATGAAGGGTCAGGTGAAGTTTTATCTATCTATAGAAATTACAGACCTAACGATATTACATTTTCAAGAATAGAATATTTTGTTCATTACAAATTTTTACCAGGACTAGGTTTTTATGGTTTTGGTTTAACACACATGATTGGTGGACTATCACAAGCTGCAACACAATCACTTAGACAATTGATTGATGCAGGTACTTTAAAAAATTTACCTGCTGGGTTTAAATCAAGAGGTATAAGAGTAC